ACACGAGTGAATTTTCTAAGCATAGTATTTGAGTAATACTAGATAGAGGAGAGTTAGTTATGTCTTTTATCTTTTTAGGAGGTGTATCCGTCAATAGCTTGACGATACCAAAATGTGTGTATGAACCAAGTCAATTCAATCCCTAATGATAGACATAATTCACGTCACATGCCTACCATTACTTTATGTAATTATCAAACCTCAAACAGAGTATATACTATATAGATGCATGGAAAAGTAGTATAGAATAGTAAAAGGAGAAAGCAGTAATGGGTACTATGAAAACAACAGCAATAGCTACAGCACTCACTGGTATTGGATTAGTAGCTGCAAAGGAATTATCCCAACTCTTACCAGATAAGATCATTATAGATCTTAGTAGAACCAAGATACAGATAGCAAATATTGAGACCTTTAACCAGCTTAACTTATCAGAGCTTAGTAGTGGAGTAAAGCTATCTACTGAGTATAAGAATGAAGAGAAGAAGAAACTGGTATGTAGCTTTGTTAGAGCAGCCTTACCAGAGGTTGCATCTACTAGCAAGGAAATGATCAATGTGACACCAAAGAAGAAGAACTAAAGGTGTCTAGAAAAGGGGTTTAGAATGAAATTCTCATTCAACTTTAACCAAGAAGTTATGGACAACGAGATTCTTACGTGTACCCGATATAACTCTAGAAATGGAGGGGATAAGTACAAAGACTATATAGCCCTCCAAGAGAAAGTCTTCAAATACAAACAAGATCCAGATGTAGATGGTCTATCTAAGTCTCTCAACTCTTACTTTAGAGAGAAAGGGATGACTGCTGTAGTGCAGATACACTCATCCCAAGTTATGAGGAACAGCAGCCCTGAAGCTAAGAGAAAGTTGATCAATATTTACTTAGAGAAGGAACTCAATAAGACTAACTATACTGCTACACCAAAGATTACTGCCCTTCTTGATGATGGATGGGTTCTTACCAACGAAGAGTTTGAAGCTATACAGAGTAGAAAGATCAATCTCAGTATCTTCCACCACAACGATATGGATGGAGAAGCATCTGCAGCATTTACCTTCATGGCATTTGCTACTAATCAGACAGAGTATACTGACAACATCCGCTTCTATAGGTATAACTACAAACTCGAGGATATGAATCGCCATCTTCAAAACATTGAGAAGTATACTCCTAGAGGAAAGAAGAAATATGCTATTGTTGTAGATCTATCCCTTACTGCTAGAGATATCAAAGAGTTGTTGAAGCACTTTGATAAAGTAGTATGGTTAGATCATCACTATACTTCAACAGAAGTGGGACTTAAGGTGTCTAAGATCATACCTGAAGGAAAGAAGTTCAGTATGATCATAGATACAAGAGAGTCATCTGCATACTGCTGCTATTCTCTATTCAAGGATGATATCGCCAATGTATTTGAAGGGTACGATGGTGTAGATTCAGACTCATTGAATACTCTACTTCCTGCTCTTATCTCTATCTATGATACAAAGCAGGATATAAAGTATCCTCAGCTGTACAAGGTAGCAGAGGCATTGAATCAGTACTACTTTGATATGCCGTATACAGATCATGCAAGTCGTATGTGGAGAACTCTACTTATCAACAGAAAAGTAGAAACTTCATCAGAACTTCTTATAGAAGAGAACCCATCTTGCCCATTAGTATCTGTCATCAGAGATGGTATCAAATTGAGACAAGTTGATGAGCTTAAGAAGGACGTAATGTATGATGGTGAATGCAAGTATCATGCTAAACTCTCTGATAGAGAGACTCCAGGTAAGGTTAATGCAGAGATTATAGGCCTTATCGGTAATGGTTCTGCTAACCGTATACGCAGTAGTATCGACAATCTGATCAAACTTGTTATCAGGATAGATCAATTGGGTGTAATCACTACATCTGCTTACTCTGATTCTCTTAAAGTAAGAGGACCAGAAGGGTTAAACCTTGGCAAAGTATTCTCAGAGGTATTTGGCGGTGGAGGACATCCTGGAGCTGCAGGATTCAATATCCCGCTAAGTGACTTTGAGAGAATCATTGAGAACTTCAAGAAGAATAGAGAGATCGATTACTCTTCTATGACTTTTGATGTTATAGATGATGGTAACTGGCATAGACTGGATGAGACTGTACAGTACGTCTTCAACAGTGTGTCAATGGTACTTCTATATACTTGGGACAATCTATTACAGGAATAATGTAATGGAGGTCAATACAATGATCAATGGTAGTACGCAAGAAGCTATGCAGAAGTTGATTGACAACAATATTTGTATCATGCAACCTGTTCAGACATTCATGTGGTATGCTGAATACAGTAATGGTACTAAAGATACAGAGTTTAAATCAGACATGTCTGAGACTGCATTTGATGATATCAAGAAAGATCAACTGAAGCAGTTTGGTCTTCTTGGTAATGGTGGTAGGATCTACTTCAATACTAAGGATGGTATCATCCATCTAGGTGGAGGTATAGATCTGAATCTGACTGTTAATCTCAACAATGTAGACTTCCACATCACTGGGAATAAGAAGTTGGATTACACCAATATCATCCAGTTTAAGAAGGGTATCTTTGACTTTGGATTTGGAGAGACACCAACAGCTAAGAAACCTAATAGGGTAGGAGCCCACTTTATAGGACATAAAGGGTATTTCAAACCTGAGGATAACTCCTTAGGATTAGGATTACACTATCAGATGTTCTATGAGCTTGGTATGATGGAAGATGAGTTCAATCAGTTACTGGTAAGGCTCACTCCAGATAAGGATGTTAAGGGTACTCTTGAATTGAAGTATCTTAACAATCTCTCTGCAGAGAAGATCGATCTATCTGCTAATGCATGTACTAACTTTGCTATCAGAGTATAAGGCAGTATCATACCCCTATACCGTTTTGGTATAGGGGTTTATTTTTTTATCCGAGGATGGCGTTAACCATGTTTACATGCTCAGCTGTAATGTTGTCCTCATGAATACTGCTAAGTTGACGATAGAGATCTTTGAGCTTCTGACTCTTTTCCATCCCGATAGTGGGATCATCAAAAGCAACCTGAATTCTCTCAATAAGCTCCTGTTTGGTAGTCTTATCCATTGATATGTACCTCCTTAAAAATTTACATATATGTCTTACTTACCGGTAGAACCAAGTCCTCCAGTACGAGACATGTTTACTGGGCTTAATTCATTAGGCATGGTATAGTATCCCTCTATTACAGCCTGGAAGAATCTATCTCCAGGTTTGAATGTAATAGCTTTCTGTACTGTAAACCCTACCATGATATGACCTTCATTGTTCTCATTGTTGTAATAGTCTTGATCAATGATACCAACAGTGTTGTCCATACAGAACCCATAGTTGAACCCAAGAGATGATCTAGGATACAATGCTAAGAAACAGTTGATACAAGTACCATCTGTTTCATTCTGACTACATACTCTCTCCATGTTTGCTTTGATACCCGTAGGAACCATATAAGTTCTTCCAGGAAGTGCTACCAGTTTGAATGGTATACGGAAATCATATCCTGCAGATTTAGGAGTAGATCTCACTGGGAGTTCTATAGCATCCCACAATTCTTTTTTAGTAGATTCATCTAACTCATATAAAGGTCTAAGTCCTTCTTCTGCTCTGTCTACGATATAATTACTATAAGCCTTGGAGAACTCCTCAAAAGAAACCTTTTCAAACATGGAGTGACCATCCCTTTCTCGTATAAGAAATACTATCTACAGTAGATGTATTTTTATACCTAAATATCGAAAATACGCGATATTATGACATGGGGTTACTCCTTAGACACTTAACGCGATAAATCTCGTATTTGACGAAAAACCCTCTACGGATTTAACCGTAGAGGGCGGAATTAGATCAGGTATAGTAGCCGATAAGACGAACCTTAAAAGATTTATTACCCGGTACGCTATTGATAGGAGCATTAACACGGAGACGAATGGTAGAGAAGTTCTTACCATTGGTTCCGATAGCACCATCATTAGCAGCACCACTGATCGAGAAATCAGTTACACCTTCATTTGCTCTGATCTGTTTAGTGGTCTCTCCACCAATGCGAGTCCATACAGTATCCGTACCATCAACCGACGGAACGTTAATCTGAACCCACTTATCTTTTGCAACATCTTCATTTGCTGTGCTGCCAGTAGCATCATAGACACCAATGGTGCAATCTTTCAGATCAGATACAGCATCACTACCATTACGGTTGTTCCAAATATGGACCGTAAGGATATCACTCGGGACCTGGGCTTTTACAGTGCCAATACCCCAAGTAGATACGAGTGCTGCATGAGATTCATCATACAGTGCAATTGCAGGAGCGCTCATACTGGTAATCCTCCCTTCTTAGACGTAATATCCGTTGAGACGCATCTTCCAAGCTTTAGTGCCAGGCTGTGCATTCAGAGGTACATGAACCTTGAGTCGGCAAGTAACATAGTTCGGTTTGCTGGAAGCAAGTGAACCGTCATTAACCGTACCACGAATAACAGAACCATCAGAAGAAGCGAGACCATCAGCACGGAGCATCTTAGTAGTAGAACCACCAACTGCTGTCCAAGTAGTGGAGTTACCATCTACTGCAGGAACGTTGACCTGAGTCCACTTTCCAGCAACCACATCAGTAGTGCTGCCACCATCAACATCAAGAGCTGTAATAGATACATCCTTGAGGTCAGAAGTAGCAGTACCGCCACCACGGTTATTCCAGATGGTCATTGTAAGGATACCAGAATCGGTATTAGCCTGGACTGTACCACAGTCCCAGCTAGCAATCGTAGTATCAAATTCATTGACAATTGTAATACTAGGAGCTGCCATCTTTATCCTCCTTTGTTTATTTTGTTCAATCAAAAAAGTAAAGAGCTGCTGCTGGAGTTGCAGCAGCTCTACTATTGTGTCTTATTTATCGCGTATTAACCGACAGTGTTGAAGTTTCCAGTCTCTTCAGTCTTTCTGATAGTGAGTCGAACGTTAATCGAACCAATCGTATCAGACGTTCCAAGACTCTTGATGTTGACACGAAGACGTGTATTGTCATCAATGAGGATCGGAGTAGCAGCACTAGCCGTATTCGTACGGATCAGCTTGCCAGCCTGGCTGGGCTGAAGCGTAATCGTCGTCTGAGCAAGGCTCTGGTAAGCGCTATCAGCTGCACCACAGAACTCAACAACGAGCACAATCGGAGTAGTAAGAGTTGCATCTGCATTAGTGTAGACAGCAATCTCTTCCATCTTAGCTTTGTACATCGTGAGATACTCACAGCTGGTAACAGGACCAACTTCAGGAGTATTAACGTTGACAAGCATCGTCTGAGGAGGTACAGCAGCCTGGGCAGCATTCTTAATCTTCTCAAGAGCCTGCTCAAGTGTATCTGTGCCAACCATGATCTTATCAGACTTGTTGGAATCCTTCAGTTTGGTAACGATATCGGTCAGCTGATCACCCAGCTTATCCTTGAACTCATCACCAGCCGGTTTGGAATTCCACGGAATGTCTTCAATCTTAGTCGGAATAGCTTCAACTTTCGTCTTAAGATCCTTGGCATCATTTCTGATACCAGTAAGATCTGCACCGAGATTGGTCTGATGACCAGCAGGAGCACTATTCCAATTAAAGTCTTCGACTTTAGCAGGAAGAGCATCAACTTTGGTCTTAAGATCTTTGGCATCATTACGAATTTCGGTAAGATCAGCACCAAGGTTAGCCTGATGACCTGCAGGAGCGTTATTCCAAGTGAAATCTTCAACCTTAGCGGGAAGAGCATCAACCTTCGTCTTAAGATCTTTAGCATTGGTGACAATGCTGGTGAGTTCATCACTGAGGCTAGCCTGATGGTCAGCAGGAACACTGTTCCAAGTGATATTCTCAACCTTAACTCCTGTCGGAGTACTTACAGAGTCAGCAACAGCCTTGATCTTGTTGTAAAGACCCTTAAGTGTATCAGAGAGTCCAGAAGCGAACTCAGGGAACTCAGTGGTCGGAGCATTAGTCCAGGTAATATCCTCGACATGCTGAACTGCACCGCTAGCAGCAATCGACAACGTACGGAGTTTCTCAGTAAGTGTCGTGTTGTTACCAGTGTCAACAATAATCTTATCCGGATCATTGATCGTAGCAAGCGTCTGAGTGAGTTTCGTATAACCAGCAGCAGTTGCTGTCTGATATTCGATATCCTCAACCTTCTGCTTAACAGAGGCAGCAGAAATCTTAGAATCGATATCTGTAAGAGCCTCAGTAAGAGTCTTGCTTCCATCAACCTTGATCTTAGTCGGATCAGATGCATCAGCAATCAGCTGAAGGATGCCAGTACCGCCAGCATTGGTGATCTGCTCAGCCTTCGGAACTTTATCCTCAAGCTCTTTGATCTTATCTTCAAGGCTAATCGTATTGCCAGGAGTACCAGTAGGGAGCTTGATGTTTTTAGGATTGGTAAGACTCTTAAGCTCTGCCTCGAGAGAGCTCTGATGTCCCTCAGGAGTGCTGCGCCAATTGATATCCTCAATATACTTATCACCAGCTGCAGCGCCTACCTTCGACTTGAGATCGGCAAGGTATGCACTGAGAGTGCTGAAACCAGCGGTTGCAGCATCATTGAAGCGAAGATCTTCAACCTTCTGATGGGTACTAATCTTTCCATCAACGTCGGTTCTAAGCTTCTTGAGGTAATCCCACAGCATAGCAGCGCCGCTTGCAACGGGATCACGGAATTCAATATCTTCAACAACCTGGGGAGTTGCGGATCCACCGCCGCCACCATGTCCGCCGCCAGATCCACCAGACCCGCTGCCTAACGTAATGGCTACTTCTTCCCAGTTGGCACTAACAGTTGGACCAGTTGTAGGAGCTCCAGCTGCAAGACGATATTCACGGCTATCTGCAGTAACGAAACAGTACATGCCTTCTTTGCGCAGATGTGCAGGAATATTATTACGATCACCAATAGTAGCAACGATAAAGCGGCCACCAGCCACCTGGTTGCTATCAAGAATCGCAAAATCGCCTTGGCCAGCACTAAGAGGTCCAAGTACAACCTGGCCATACTTAACTTCTGCCATAGCTAAACTTCCTTTCTTGAGTTTGTCTTCTATAAGAGACTAGTGGTATACTCTACAGCATACCACTAATCGGTAATTATTCGGACTTAGATGAAATCAACGACCGATACGAGGAACTTGCCCTTCATGACACGGTCGATGCTGAATACATCATACGATGCTGTTGCTCCAGAGCCATTGACATAGTCCATGGTCTCTTTCTTCCACTCATTGGTGAAGCCATTTGCAAACATGATCTGATACACTTCGATTTTCCACAGAGCAGGGAATGCAAGAACAGGCTTCTTACCATCAGCACAGTCGATCTCCATCCAAACACCCTTCGGGCTATCCGTAAGAGGGCTCTTTCTGAGAGATGCAAGAGAAGGTTGATTAATAGCCTCACTTTCATCAAGTGCACCATAGAGGAAGCTATTCTGGAACTCAATGCGGATACTCTTGATTGTAGTGTTATCTGCATCATCAGTGACTTCGAGTGTAATCGGAGTACTCGTATCAAGCGAGAATCCACTGACAACCTGAGTACCAGTAGCAGGAATCACATCTCCAGGAGCGATAGCAAGATCAGCAAGGAGATCGGAACCCTTCTTAAGGACTGCTTTAGTCATAGGCTTGTTGAAGGTCCAATTAATCTGGATCGAGGTTGCCGTGCTGCCATACTCAAACACACCATTGGTTGCCGAGAAATTAAGGATGACAGGAGGAACTTTGAACAGCTTGTTCAGAGCATCTTCAACCGTCGGATAATGTGCGTTATCAAACGATACAAGACGAGCCTCAGTCTCAGCCTTCTTATTCATCAGCTTGGTGAGCAGATTACGGAGATCAGAGCTCAGAGAGGAAAGTCCCCAACCACCAGCAGGAGCAGAGCTGCTACCGCTGCCAGATCCACCACCGATACCAACCGAATGATATACATTGTAGGTTGCACAGCCAGTGAAGTCACCAAAACCAGACGGGTTATCACAGACGTTAATCTGAGAAACAACTCGATCTTTATTGATCTTAGAAACTGCTCCACCGATCTCAGAGAGAACATAGATGGAGTCATCTGCAGTAACACCAATTGCTGTCGGAGAAGCGTTTACAAGAATGGTGGACTTAACAGCCCCATCCTTAATAACCGTAACGTTGTTGCCAAGATAGTTAGCAACGTACAGAATACCAGCGCTATTAGAAACAATCGCGCTAGGACCACGACCATAGTCACTCAGCTCGATATCGAGCATCTTAACACCATTCGTAATCTTCGAGATGGAGTTAGAACCATAGTTGGTTACCCAGACGTTGTCGTAAATGTCGCAAGTCAGTGCTTTCGGAGCATAACCGGTCTTGATACGGTTAACCATGGTGTTGTTGACAATCTCAACGACACAGTCATCAAGATAGCAAGCAACAAAGATCTTGTTACGGCTGTCTGCAACGATACCACGCGGACCATTCGGAACGTTGATGGTATCTACTACTTCACCATTGCTGATCTTTGTAACAGTGTTGTCACCATAGTTAGTCACGTAGATATAACCGTTTCCATCTTCACAGATAGCATACGGAATATTTCCAACCTTAATATCTCTTACAAGTGTACCCTGTCGATACTGAGAAACAGTATTCTCGTCCCAGTTAACAGTATACACATAAAGCATATCCTGCGAAACCAACACAGAGCGAGGATTCTTCGGGGTCTGAATCGACATGGTTACCATGTCATTCTCTACCTTGAAGAGTTTCCCTGCGTTAGGGTCTGTGACCCACAGATCACTAGGAAACATATTGCTTGACCTCCTATTGTTATTTCAATTTTACATTCATTAACTTAGAATATAATTTATAATGATGTTTTCGAGGAACCTTATAGATGACCTGTACCTACTAAGGGTACAGGCCCATAATTAGTCTGATTTTTCTGGCTCTGGCACTCTAAGAATCACGACTATTTCTTTGGATAGGTCCCTTATATTATCAATAACAGATGGATCCAGATCTGTCTCTACTACGATTGGTGAATGGAGCATCAAACTATGTACTAGCTTATCTGCTAAGTAAAGTTTATGCTGCATATCATTCATCTTCTTAGAGAGGATCTTATCCATCTCGGCTATCTTCATAAAGTGATAATCTTCAAACTCTGATGCCATCTCTTTAGCATCAGCACAACCGTTTAGAAGCTCATCATTGTCATGATCATGTGCATATTGCTTAAAGACGTCATCCAGTTTTCGTATTACAGCATCTATTGCTTTAGCTTTTCCTGCTATCAGTAGTATCTTATCCAGATCCATAGATTGATCTGTGATCTTGGCACTACTGTCATCCAGCATTACATTGCTCTCATCAGTGGCTTTAGCTTCTTTGTCGGATGATTTCTCCTCATCTTTCTCAGAAGCAGGATCCTTTTCTTTCTTGGGTTCTGATTCCTCTCCCGGACTTGTTGGGGTAGCTGTCTTATCACTCTTCGTGATCTTAAACCAACCCAATACATACTCTATGATATTAAGCGAACCATTGATAGTGGTAAGCTTATTTATCAATTCTGTGCCCATCAAACCCAATAGCAGGGGAGGTACAACTATAAGTCGTGAATGTACTTGTGTTACGGCTGGATTGATAGCATAGCATATCAAAGCATCTACAACAACCGTCACGACTATATTTATCCATACAGCTATGGTGATTCGTTTACCCTTACCAACGAACTGCATAAGCTCATGGACAAATGCCCCTACAAAGGAACAAACTATGATAAGAAGGATTTCAAGAATAGATATATCAATAGGTGGCTGAAGATTATACTCTACCATCTGTATTCCAATCCTCCTTGATTGTTTTTATGTGCGCACAGGATGATTAAACTTCTCATTCCTTTCTTTAGAGCGTCTTGAGAACTTAGAGTATATATAGAATTCAGCTAAGTACCAAATACCAAAGAAGGTCATGGTCTCCATGACTGCTAGAAGTATAATACATATCGTCTTTAGATATGCAGAGTTATCAGTAGCCTCTTGCTTCTCTTGTATCATACGATCTATTCTAATCAAGGACTTAGTGAGTTCTGGACTGCTGTCTAAGATATCCTTGATACTAGTAGCTTGTATGATATAGATCTTATCGTTCTCATTATAGTGACCAGCAGATACATCTGGTACTCCAAATATATCATTACTGTCATAGATATACGATACTGCTATGATGCTATACTGATCTAGCGCTGACATGTTCCCACTCAAAGCACAAGATTCTATAAACCCTATGGGAGAAGTATTAGGGGTGAATCCTTGAATTTCAGATATAGGGTGGACATTATCGTCAACCTTTGAATCTAACCATAGAAGAGGTTCATCCTTTTCAGCCGTTTTTATATTTTCAATAGCTTCTTTGGTAATAGCTTGATCTTTAGATGCATCTATCAAATCATCCCATTTTTTGTAACTGTTCTTAGAATAGACAGCAGAGTTATCTATAAGAACCCCATCTTTATTAGCAACAAAGACTCGATTCTTATTGGTCTGCTTATTTATGAATCGATAGCTTATGTTCTCGGATAGTATAGTATAGAATTTGTTCTTGTAGTCTTTGGAGTCATAGTCTCGTTTCATACTGACTGTGTCTCCATTATACTCAGTATTCAGATCTCGTACTATACTCTCTTTAACATACTTAGTTTGAAGCTTGGCTCGTTTGTAGTTCTCCGTTATGTGATCTACTATAAGAGCAGTCCTATTCTCTGTGAGAAAGGCTATTGTCTTATCACTTTCAGTACGCTCTGCTAGTATGGTTATATATCCATAATAGACAGTAAACGCAACGATCAGCATAGGGAGAAATACAACAACACCAAGAAGTTTAACTTGGACGTTTTCAGAGAAATAGGTCAATAACCCTAAGAGGGTTATATTGTTGATTCTAAACTTTCTCTTGAATGGTGGTCTTTGGTTGTTGTTCTGTTCAGCCATACTGCGTCACCTCGTCTATATGCCTAAACATATTACTTAGTTTCTACAAATGGCTTCTTCTCAGCTTCTTTAGCCGGAGAACCTTGATTGATTGGCTCACCATCAACAGTAATAGCATCATAAGAACCACTAGCACTGTTGTACTTACTATTGACAAACTTGTTGGCGAGCTGTAGAGCAGCTCCACCAGCACCTGTATAGCTAGCAAATATATCATAATGCGACCAGGACATTCCTGTCGCCATAAGCCAGATCGATACAAATGCAAACAGCAAGTAGCTAAATGCAGAGATCACTCTAGTGAGTGAAACAGTATTGTTCTCGCAGAACATATCAACCATGATACCATAAAATCTGCCATGTGGACTATCTGCCATATGTACACTAACCTCCTTTTTATCTATACTTATTTGAATGTTTTCGAGGCCTCTAGACGTAGGCTGTACAGATTCTATCATAGTTGGTACAATCAAGTAAAGAAGATCTGCTAAGGTCTCTCTTTGACATGTTGTTCTTGCCATTTATAGGTTGGGGATGGGGAGAAATCCTCATCCCTGACATCGTGGTAAATTTAGGCGTATAGGAGGTTTTAGAGTTGGCAGCTATTAAGAACAATCAGCCTATTAAGATAAGGCCAGTGCCATACAACCATTTATCAGAGCCAGATCCAAGTCTAGTCATAGGAGAAACTTTTAACTGCAATAAGCCATTCCTCCTCTTATCGAGTTTAGCCATTCCTAAGAATGCTAATGTATATATGGAGGTTACTGTAACCTATCATCCTCAGAATGATACTATAAGACATATACCATTATACTTAGGGGTTCATAAGGAACCATCTATGGGTGTGTTGGCTAATGACTGTATATTGGGGTCTCTGTATTATACAGTAGACCACGATTATCAGATAAGGGAGAGACATAGGGGTTCTACAGATGAGGCTATTCAGAGTGTGCCTAAACTGTATTCTAGAATCCCTATAGTAAACACAGTCATAGGTATAGGTGTTAGCATAATGGATAACACCATTACCTTATACTCTGATGGGAAACTGTTCTATACTATCAAACCAACTACGTTTAGTATGAAACAGTCTAGAGATAGATGGTACTTTGCTATATATAGCGAACTCTATGAGGGATTACATGGTAGAGTAAACTATGGTAGATATAGAACTCAGTATATGCCTGAAGGATACTGTCATCTATATGCTCATTATTTCAATAAGCTTGTAGAAGGACAAGAGTTCGAATGTTATATGACAGTTCCTGGCACTGAGTATACAGATACCAGAAAGTATGAGTTCCCTATACAGATCTCTAATATAGTAAATACTATAGCACCTATAGAGAAGGATAAGCATAGGCATCCAAGATTGATCTTCAGTAGACCTCAGATGGAGATGTCTCCTACATCATTCAAGATGAAGAGAAATCCTGATAAGCCTGATATGGCTACTATAGACTTCCCATGTCCTGTGGATCATAAAGTCTATATAGAGTTCAACGTTAAAGAGGGTACTGTAAACGATAAGTTCTATGGTATACCAATGACAGTTGGTATATCTAGGGGAACAAACTATGAAGATGAATACAGCTTCTCCGTAGATCTATTTCATAGAAGTGGAGATACATACCATTCCCATTCTATCATAGATGGAGAAAAGCAGTATCATAGATTCCCAGAAGTAACAAACCCATCAATGCCTGTACAGCCTAATACTGTGGGTATGGTATTTGATCTAAGTGGTGGGTTTATCCATAT